CAGAGGGATACTACGACGAAGAACTCGGAACCCTCTACAACAAAGACGAATTCGACCACATCGATCGGGGTATTGATCACAACCGCGATTTTAATATCGTCTATGCTGGTATGGAGCAGCTTCGCGGTAAGTACCTTGTAAAGAACAGAGTCACGGGTAAGTTCTACGAGACTCCGCAGTTCTCGTTTGCTCTTATCGCTATGACGTTGTTCCGTAACTATCCCAAGGAGACTAGACTTCGTTGGGTAAAGGATTTCTACGATGCAGTTTCTACGTTCGAGATTTCACTTCCAACCCCTATTATGGCGGGTCTACGCACTCCCCAGAGACAATTTTCTTCTTGTGTATTAATCGAAACGGATGACTCCCTTGATTCAATCAACGCAACCTCAAGCTCAATCGTCAAGTACGTCTCTCAGAAAGCGGGTATTGGGATTGGCGCTGGTCGCATTCGTGCTATCGGCTCTCCTATTCGGAATGGAGATGCTAGTCATACTGGCGTTATACCGTTCTATAGACATTTCCAGTCTGCTGTTAAGTCTTGTTCTCAAGGAGGCGTTCGTGGCGGGGCTGCTACTCTTTATTATCCTATATGGCACTTGGAAGTCGAAGACCTCCTAGTCCTGAAGAACAACAAAGGAACCGAGGAAAACCGTATCCGCCATATGGATTACGGTGTGCAATTCAATAAGGTGATGTATGAGCGACTTCTTTCTGGTGGATTTATTACTCTTTTCAGTCCTAATGATGTTGCTGATCTCTATGATGCTTTCTTCGTAGACAACGACAAGTTCCGAGAACTGTACGAGCGATACGAAGCCGATCCTAAGATCAGGAAGAAGCAGGTCCCTGCTCTAGAACTGTTCTCTTTGTTCCTACAAGAGCGTAAGGACACTGGTCGCGTTTATCTGATGAACGTCGATCACGCTAACGACCACGGTTCATTTGATAAATATCAGGCGCCTATTAAGCAATCAAACCTTTGCTGTGAGATTGATTTGCCGACTAAGCCTCTGACTGATTTGCGGGATGAATCTGGTGAAATTTCACTGTGCACTCTTGCAGCAATCAACTGGGGAAAAATTCGTGATCCTAATGATTTTGAAAAGCCTTGTAATCTTGTTGTGCGTGCTCTTGATGAACTACTCGATTATCAGGATTATCCTGTTGCTGCGGCGCAAAGATCGACTATGTCAAGAAGACCGCTTGGAATTGGCATTATCAATTTTGCTTACTGGCTTGCTCGCAACGACATTACCTACAATGGTGTCGATGCTGTAGGTCTAAAGAAGATCCACGAATACGCAGAGGCTTGGTCCTATTATCTGATCAAGGCTTCTATTGATTTGGCTGCGGAAAAGAATCCTTGTCCGCTTTCAAGTCAAACGAAGTATCATTACGGACAGTTCCCTATCGATACTTACAAGAAAGACGTTGACGATCTTGTAGCTCCAGTATATAATATGGATTGGGATACCCTGCGAGTTGCTGCTGGTAAGCACGGCATTCGTAACTCAACGCTGATGGCTCTTATGCCTGCAGAGACTTCCGCTCAGGTTTCTAATTCAACCAACGGCATTGAACCGCCTAGAGCACTTGTTTCAGTCAAGACATCTAAGGACGGCGTGTTGAAGCAAGTCGTTCCGGAAGTCAGAAAGCTGAAGAATAAGTATGATCTACTGTGGGATCAAAAGTCTCCAGAAGGTTATCTTAAGATCTGCGCTGTGCTGCAGAAGTTTATTGATCAAGGTATTTCCGTCAATACAAGCTACAATCCTAAGTTCTACGAGGGCGAACAGATCCCTATGTCCGATATGATCAGGCATATGGTATCGTTCTATAAGTACGGTGGAAAGCAGCTTTATTATTTCAATACCTATGACGGCGCTGGCGAACAAGAAGTGTTGCCAGAGCTTGTTAAGAGTGAAGTTGAAGAAGAAGACTGCGATAGTTGCAAAATTTAATACAACTTAATCCACCTATACCGGTGATTACTCCTAAAGGAAATGCTCTAGCTCATTTAGTCATTGATTATGGGCTAGAGCATAATCTTATGTGGGTATGTTTTCAAGATGACACGGGTGAATGTTGGACACGGTGTAATAAAGATATCCGTGCTCAAAAAAATATTACAGTTGGAAGGACCCCATGAAGGTATTCGATTCGGACAATAAGCAAGATCATTTAAAGGTTCGTGCTTTCTTTGATAGCACTCCGACTATCGCTAGGTTTGATAAACAGAAGTACCCGTTCCTAGAGAAGTTGACAAGACAGCAGATGGGCTTTTTCTGGATGCCGGAAGAAGTTGATCTTGTTCGTGACTCTAAGGACTTTCGTGATCTATCCAAGCATGAACAACATATCTTTACAAGTAACTTGAAGCGTCAGATATTGCTTGATTCCGTTCAGGGTCGAGCGCCGACTGCGGCGTTTGGTCCTATCTGTTCTTTGCCTGAATTGGAGAACTGGATCGTCGCTTGGACATTCAGCGAGTCCGTTCACTCACGCAGTTATACTCATATCATCAGGAATGTGTATAACGATCCGTCTAAGGTTCTTGACGAGATCCTTGACCTGCAGGAGATTGTCGACTGTGCTAAAGACATCAGCAAGAACTACGATGACTTGATTGCTTACAACAACGTTATAACACAAAATAGCTATGGCGAACAATTTAGATGGCCAGGAGAATTATGGGATCGGCCGCTTTCCGCTCTAGAACACAAACGAGCTCTTTGGATGGCGCTGATGTCAGTCAACATCCTTGAAGGCATTCGCTTCTATGTCAGCTTTGCTTGCTCCTGGGCATTTGCTGAGTTGAAGAAGATGGAAGGCAATGCAAAGATCATCAAGCTTATCGCTCGCGATGAAAACCTGCATCTTGCCGGAACGCAACAGCTTCTTAAGGCTCTACCGAACGACGATCCTGATTTCATCAAGATACGTGAGGAAACTCGTACTGAATGTCTAGAGATGTTCCGATCCGCTGCTGAACAGGAAAAGGCTTGGGCAGATTACCTTTTCAAGGATGGATCAATGATCGGTCTTAACCGTGAATTGCTTTCGGAGTACGTTGAATGGATTACTAATCGTCGACTGCAAGCTGTAGGATTGCCAACCCTATATAAAACCGGTTCAAATCCATTGCCGTGGACGATGAAGTGGATCAGTGGCGGTGAAGTGCAAGTTGCACCACAGGAGACGCAGATCACTTCGTATATCGTCGGTGGTGTGAAGAAGGACGTTGACAACGAAACACTAAAAGGGATGTCACTATGAGTTGGGCTAGAGGATCAGAATTATTCAGTAGGATAGCAGAATTAATCGAAGCATATGTTCCTAATGAAAATTCGCGGATTGAGATATATTCTGAAATGATTTCAGCATTCGAAGAATTTGATTGTGATACATTAGATGAATGTGTAGGTATAGATTCAGTATTAGATGAACTGTTAAAAGAAACCTATGATTCTGATTTGGATGACGAAGAAGATGAGAATGAGGACGATTGGCCCGATGGCGGCCGTGAAGACTTCAGCTGATGGGAACAATAAAGAATTCCGGTAATACAAAGGTTTATAAAGGCAAAAACGGTTTCACTTCAACGTTTAAAAAAATCAAAGTAAATGAAAGTACTGTTTGGAAGAAAACCGGCGGAACATCCAGACTTGCAAAGAAGAAAAAATAGGATATAAATACTGAGGAAAGGAATCCTCAGTATGTGGTTATATAATGAAAAAGAAGTCAATGAAGATGAATTGACCTCTTATCTTGGTTTTGTCTATAAGATAACGAACCTTGAAGACGATAAGATCTATATCGGCAAAAAGCTTTTGAAGTTCAAAAGGACAAAAAAAGTTAAAGGTCGAAAGAAGAAAATCCTGGTAGATTCTGATTGGAAAAAATACTGGGGATCAAATAAAATATTAATTGAAGATGTAAAAGAACTTGGCGAGCATAAATTCAAGCGCGAGATCTTGAAACTATGTAAAGCCAGGGGTGAAATGAGTTATTATGAAGCCAAACTTCAATTTGAGCTTGGCGTATTAGAATCAACTCGATATTATAATGAGTGGATCATGTGTAAGATCCATAAAAGTCATATAAAAAAGATTGACTTTTCCGATAGAGTTGATATAATCAAACTATAACATGAAGGAGTGCATACATGCCTTGGCCTCAAAAGAACCGACCACGCAAGGGTCGCCGAAAGATTGGCTCAAAGAAGCGAAAGAATATGAGACTTAACAGGAAGAAGTAAGTGTTATGAAGATGGACTTTGAAGAAGTCAAGCGTTACATTCAAGCGACCTCAAAGGAGTCAAAGATCTATATCGGCGGCGACTCTGAGAGGTTTAAGCTACGTGGGAAGTGGTATGCTGACTATGCAACCGTTGTGGTTATTCACATCGACGGTAAGCACGGCGCAAAGATCTTCGGCGAAGTTACACGCGAACAGGACTATGACTTCAAGGTTGGTCGCCCATCTATTAGATTGATGAACGAGGTAACGAAGGTTGCAGAGCTTTACTACAAGCTTGCCGACGTTATCGGCAATCGTCCAACTGAGATCCATCTTGATATCAACCCCGACGAGCGTTACGGTTCGTCTTGTGTGGTAACGCAGGCAATCGGTTATATCCTTGGCACTTGTAATATGAAGCCAAAGATCAAACCGAATGCCTTTGCCGCATCGATAGCTGCTGACAGATTCAAGGGATTAGCAGCCTAAATATAAGTTCAATAACAGGAGACAAACTTTGCGAGAGACCATCAAAAGTGGTCTCTTGAGTTTGGGCATTTTGTTTGGAGTCGCTACGGACTCCAGTTTTAGTACTGTATTACCAACTCAAGATCTTTCGATAGAGATAGATTCAGTCAGCCAGCAAGCTGACATTGCGATACTGATAGCATCGGATGATGCTACTGCCCAGCCTCAAGAGGTCGTCGAACCACCTGAGCCAGAATACACTGTTGTAAGAGCATACCGTGCACATGCTTCTTGGTATAGACACGGTAGAGTTACAGCAAACGGTGAAAGGTTCGATCCAAATGAACTGACTGTAGCTCACAGAAGGCTACCGTTCAATACACTAGTACGTTTTACTAATCCAGAAACGGGTTATACCCTCATCGCGAGAGTCAATGACCGTGGGCCATATATACAAGGTAGGGAGTTTGATCTTACTATGAGGTCAGCTCAACTTCTTGGCTTCATAGAGCGAGGAGTTGTAAGACTTGATGTGGAAATTCTTAGATAATTTGAGGAGTTATATTATGCCTAGACCAAAAGGTAGCAAGAACAAGGCTAAGATCAGTGAACCAGTAGAGTTCGATTATGAGCAGCACGGCGGTGATGCTTCTTATGCTAACTTCGTTCTTGGTAATGGAGTAGAAAACGGTCCACCTCCTGCAATTGCAGAACCTGAACCAGTTATGACATTCAACGCGCCAACGATGACGACACCCCAGTGGGTTTCTCCGGAACGAGCAGAGATCTTATACCTCATCGAAGGTCGTGTGATGCTTCGAAGACAAGATCATCCAGAACCGATCTACTCTGATCAAAAACGTCTTGTTTGGGCAACTAACTTCGATCAGGCGATGAATAAGTATAATTCCTATTTCGCTTCTCTGTCTAACATGACTGATACGTATACTGTAATCAATGCTGTAGGATCAGAG